AACATAATTCAATCTGTTCTTTGTTGGCTTCGGATACGCCAGCAGGAATATCAGATGCAGTATAAACAGTAAAATTATTCATAGGCGATGCTTCGTAGATAACAAGCGCAATAACGCCACGCTGGCTACGTTCGATCGCTGTAATGCCCTTTTCTTTAAAAGAGACAATAACGGAAGGCATTTTCATATTTATTGATCCATCCTTTTTTTAATTATGTACTTCGTATTTTGTTTCGATATTTTCGATAGTATATTTAGGCTCTGTTGCTTCTATACCATCCAGATACAAGAAAGGCATATTAAAATAAATAATGTCAGCGTCTTTCCCTGATGTTTCAGAACTTACCGACGTGAATTTAAAATATCTGTCTTGTACCTGCAAACCACACCAGAACGATGCAGTTATTTTATCTTTTATGTCATATAACGTTAGTGCATTTACTTTACCCTTTTCCGCAAAAAACGTAATATATAACGTGCAGTCATTTTTATATATGGTTTTCGATACCGGACTAGTTACACATATTAGAGATAGCGAGAAACAAGGCGTTTCGAAATTTTTAAGAACGTCATCCAAATATACAGGATAATTGGGATATAACGTTTTCAGCTTATTTCGTACCGCTTTTAATATGTCGGTCTGTTTCATTAGTTATCATCCACTTTCTTCTTTATTTCCTGCATATATTTTTCAAGTTCCTTTGATACATCGTCTGTTGCTTCCCATTCTTTAACCGCTTTGTCAAAAAAATGTTTTCCCGCTACAAATCCCGTTACTCTACCAGACGGCGTTTTTTGTACATGCCCGCGGTCAACTAAATGAAAATGCGGTGCCGTGCTTCGCAAGTCGTATTCGAGAGTATCGCCGGATTCCCCTTTTATGGTTCCCTTCCAAGAGTTCTTTAATTTCTTCCTGTTTTTACGTGTTTTGCCCGACTTACTTATTACTGTGTCAGAACTGGAACCATCCGGAGTTGCGGCTATAACCGTTTTTCTTAGGCGATTTCCTGTTTTCCGTAAATGTTTTTCGGCAGTCGTCGCATATTCGTTTGAAATACTGTCTAGCTTGGCTAGAAACTCGTTAAGGTTTTCAAATTCTATTCCGTTGTCCATATGTTATACTTCCCACGTGTCAGTGTTGCCGCGTTTCTTTTCAATACAATATAATTCTAACGACTCATGCGCCATGTTAGGATCAACTACGGACTGTACGCTATATTTATGCTTTTGATATACAACATAACAGCCGTCGTCGATGTCTTTGCGGTAACGGATCACAATTTTAACAGATTCATCATTTCTAATCTTTTTAGCTTCGTAATATTCCTGTCCACGTACAGGATAAATAGCCGCCGAAATTCGTTTATATAAAACATTGTCTTTTACTGTGTCCCATCCGTCGTTTGTTTGGTTTTGCGGTTTGTATATGTCTATTTTTTTATTTAGCGTACCGGAGTTAAGAATCATTTTGTTACCTCTTTGTAATTATCCGACGTTTCAATATGCGTCATAATAGCGGAAAGCCCGTGACTATATTCCGTAACGTTTCCCTTGGATACAAGCGTGCGGTCGTTGTACCAATGGTTTACTAGTAATTTTACGGCTAACTGCATAACTGGTTCTGTTTCGTCGTACTGCTTCCCCGTCGAATTGGTTATATAGTCGTGTGCCGCTAAAATTAATGCTTGTAGTTGTTCGTCGTCTTCGGTAATATCATCGTCGATACGCAAATAATTCTTTATCATTTTTAATTCGTCCATCGACTCACCTTGTTTATAAGATTCGTTTTAGGCTTGACATAGTATCAAGCCCAAAACGCCTTTATTTTTTAATTATGCTCCCGGCTTTGTTACCAATACAAGCCCGTTGTTATCAACAACTTTGCCGTCATACATACCGACAGACTGATAAACCTTATTGCGAGACGGATTATCGATATACTGTACAAGATCCATTTCATAAGCGGTATTCAGTACATATAAATTGTAGTCGATGGCATAAGCGACAACCGCGTTAGCTTTAGCAGAGTCAAGGTCGGGCAATGCATCCGTAAAGATAACTTTTTTACCCATCAAAACAGCCTGCGGAACACCATCAATACCATAATTAACGCGTGCTACTGGCTGTCCGTTGGAGTCTTCAATACCAATAAAGTCCAAGAATGTATTTTCGTTCATCGTGAGAACTGCACCGGATTTATAAGCAGACGGAATAGCCTTGATGATATTTACCATATCTTTATAGCCGAGTTTTGCAGAAAGGGCAACTTTCTGAGCGGCTGGAACTGTTTCCGTAATAATGCCTGTCGGTTTTGCCTTACCGTCGCCAGAAACGATAGATTCTTCAAGTGCTTTTACCATAGCGCGGGCAACATTTTCGGCAACTGCTGATTCAAATGCAGAAAGTGATTGAATTTTTGCTTTGAAAGAAATGCCGATAGCTGCGGCGAGTTCGTAAGCACCGAATGTTACACCAACAGTAGATTTAGCGGCTGTATTAATGGCTGCGCCTTCTTGTACCCATGTTGCCTGAGTAGCAAGAGCCGAAGTCGGTACAACAACACCTGCCGGATAGGAAAGTTTGCGAACAAGCGGCAAAATAGTCCCGTAAGAATCCATTTTTTCAACTACGGTATTCATAACTGCTGTAGGAATTACAGCACCGTTGTTAGCTGTAAGGGAAACATCGCGAAATTCTACCGGCATTTCACCAGTAAGCACATAGTCCATAAAGGCTTTACGGTATTCTGTAGAGTCAATTTTGTTTGTCAATTTGTCATCCTTCTTATCATCAATTTTTTTACTTTTAAGTTTGCCGTCGTTCAGCTGTTCCGCAATTTTTTTACGTTTTTCTGCTTCGTCGGCAGCTTTTCTAATTTCGTTAGCTTCGTTTGTAAGAGCCTGCATTTCTTCGTAGAGCTTATTCAATTCTTCGCCTTTTGCTTCTTTGCAGAGCTTTGCAATTTCGGCTTTTCTTGTTTCAATTTCTTTTGTTCGTTCCATAGTAACCTCTAAATTTCATTTAAAATACTAATCTTTTTGCGGATTGCGTTATCTTCTTCTGCTTGTTTGAATTGATCCATGATACTAATATATGTGTCTTTATAAGCTGGACTATCAACTGCCGATACGTCGACAAGCTTTTCAACATCCATAATATACCGCGTACGAGTCTGTACGTCGTAGTAGTCGTTACGTACAACAAAACCGATCGACATTTTCGTAATGTCTCTGCGTTTAATTAACGTATAAATATCTTTGCCTTGTGACGTGTTAGCAATATTCGCCATAATTTTAAGCCCTTTGTCGTCGTTCTTGATCGTAAGCGTGTTATTACTAGTTCTTGCCAACAGTTCGAAAGAGTCGTTATGATTGTAACGGAATACAGTATCGGTAAAATCCGTATTATCAAAACAGCCTTTGGCGAATACTTCCTTATATTCTGTCCCGTTTTCGTCTTTAAACAATACCGTCGGGCTGTCGATTACTGCCGCATATCCTGTTACTAGCATATCTTTGTCGGTATTAATGACTGCTTCCCGGTATTCTTCTTTATTCTGTGTTCCCGTTTGTTTCACCGCCTTTCTGTGCCTGATAACTATCAACAATAGCTGTATTAGCAACGTTTAAGGTTTGGACTCTGTCGTCGCCATCTTCAACAGGCGGCAAATTCATAATTTCAAGTGATTGATTCGTAGTAAGGATTCCGAGAGGGCGTAACTGCCGGATCAGTTCAACTTTTGTCGCTGTATCAGCATACGTAAGACGGTTGGCGTCATACACAATTTCGTAGCCAGCTAGACGTTCTTGCGGCGTAAATAATTTTCGCGTCATTTCCTGCGATAACCGTACTGCAAATGGTTCTATAGTAGACTCAAAAAAAGACTGCCATTGTTTTTCCGTGTAGTTATTACTAACAATCTCTTCGGATACGCCGTAATAGCGGTATACGTTTTGTCTTATATAATCCAGTTCTTCATGGTCAGCCGCTACCGGATCACTATTACATGGCTGAAAGTCTACCGTCGCATCAACTGCTACAATCCCGCCCGTTTCTGGATCTTGCAGGTTTTGCGCTAACAGCTTTGCTTTTTTATTCCAACTATCAGAGCCAGTTTGTCCCGCTATTTTAGCGACGCCTTTAATTTTGCCACTATTAATGGCTGCGTTTGCAAAACTCTGTTGCAATGTCGCCAGTAGTTCGAGATTATCGCATAAATTATCATCTGTATGTGCGATTAGTTCGCCGTTCTGGAAATTATTCCGTATA